GTGTGCATAGGTGGCCTTTTTTTATGGAGAAATACAATGGATAAAATCCAAGCAAAACAAGAAGAAATTAAGCTTCTTATGGGTGAGCTTGAAGGAATGGAGCAAGGCACAGAAGATTACTCTGCCAAGCTTAATTCAGTCGAAGCCGCTCAAAAAGAACTTGAAAAAGTAAAACAAGAGAAGAAAAGATTTGAAGCGGTTCAAGCTTCTTTAAGTTCTTTCTCTGCACCAAAGTCGGCTCAAGCTGGCCCGGTTCAAGGTGCTGTAGTTAAAGAAAGTTTCACCAAAGATCCTAAGTTTGGATTTAGTAATGGTGGTGAATTCCTTAGATCAGTTTTTAAGAATGGTAATAACATCTCACAAGACAAGCGTCTTATGGGTATTGCTGACATTATGCAAACTGCTGGCGATCACACAACTATCGCTGACGGCCTAATGATTCCGAGTGAATTTGCACAGGGTCTACTAATCAATGAATCAGGTATTTCTGATGATTGGGTTAGCCGTATGACTACTGAGCAGACTTCAAGTAATAGCAAGACTTTCAAGAGAAGTGCTTCTAATACTACTGGTGGATCTGTTGGTATCACTGCGGCTCGTATCGGTGAAAACACCCAGATGACTTCAAGTAAGGAAGTATTTGAAACTACTACTTTGCCACTTGCTAAGCTATATGCTTATTCAAATGTTACTGAAGAGGATCTTAATGATATCCCTTGGTTAGAAGGTCACTTGGCAATGCAGGCTCCTAAGGTTATCCGCGCTAAATTCGCTGGTGAGATCCTTAACGGTACTGGTGTTGGTGAAGCTCTAGGTTGCTTTAATACTAATAACAGTAATAAAATAGCTGTAACAAGAGCTGGCGCGACTGACGTAGCGGCTGCTGATATTGCTGCAATGTATGCAAGACACATTATAAGCCCTAATTCATTCTGGCTTATTAACCGCGATGTTATGTCAAAGCTTCCTCTTATGACTGTTGGAGACAACACAATTGTATTTGAGAAGTATTACAGAGATGGAAATATTGGATTCCTTAATGGCCTTCCAATCTATCAATCTGAAGATTGCTCAGTACTTGGTACTCAAGGCGATGTTAGACTAATTAACCCAGACGGTTACAGAGTACTTGAAAAGGTTGGCGGTTCTCAATTCGCTAGTTCTATCCATGTACGCTTCGATTATGACTCAACTGCATTTAGATGGACACACCGCGTTAACGGTATTCCATGGTGTAATGATGTCTATACTCCTCGTAACGGTGCAACTTTGTCACCATTCGTAGAACTTAACTAAGGAGATATATCATGAATGTATCATCAAATGCAACTGATCTAGTATCAGTACAAGGATTAATTGAGCCGGTTGCCGGTGCAGCTACTTATACAACTAGCTGGTTCTATGCCGGAAACGCTAACGCATGGGAAGCCATTGTATCAGCCGGTACTGTGGGAACTTCTGTTGACGCTAAAATTGAGCAAGCTTCTGACTCTTCAGGAACAGGCGCAAAAGATTTGAGTGGTAGTGATATCACTCAGCTTGTTGCCGCTGGCTCTGCTTTGATTCAGCTCAAGCCCGCTGACTTAGATAACGCTAATGATTTTGATCATATCCGTTTATCTATTACTACTGTTGGCGCGACTTCTGTTGCTGCTGGTGTTCTACAAGGGGCTTGCGTTACTAACGCTCCTTTAGCCGCTGGTGCAAAAGTTGACGAAACAGTAACAGTATAATTAAGAGGTTGTAATAATGGGTTTAGTAATTGACACAGAACCGGCCGAAGAACCAGTAACATTAGCTGAAGCATCATTGTTTATGCGCTATACTGGAAGCCTACAGAATGCTGTCATTACTGCCCTTATTACAGCAGCTCGTAAGGACGTAGAATCATGGTCAAATAAGACCATGGTTACTACGACTTATGATTTTTACACAGAGGATTTATGCGATGAGATATTATTACCAACAGGAACCGCTCAATCCATTACATCTATCAGCTATCAAGACCCCGATGACGCGACACAAACTTTATCAAGCACATTGTATAAACTCGACAATAAGAGCATACAAAACAAAGTCTTTAGGGACCCGCTTGAAGATTACCCCGAAGTCTTGAAGCAACCCAACGCAGTTAAAATTACTTATGTTGCCGGATATGGCGCAGCATCAGCAGTACCAGAAACTTTTAAGACAGTTATTAAAATGAGAGTTGCAGAACTGTTTGAACACAGGGAAGCAAACACAGCAGCACCACGTCAACCCAATCAGGCAATGATGGCTATACTAAGCCCAGCCGCAGATTATAGGTTTTAAATTATGGAAGCGGGCAAGCTATTCCAAGAGATCGTTATAGAACAACGAGGCGATACTATAAACAGTATAGGTGAGTCAGTTGCTTCGTGGTCTACTTATGCCAGTTGTTATGCTGCTGTTTCCAATGGTGGCGGCTCAGAGGTTACTAATGGCGATCAGATCAATGGTGTATTTGACACGACTTTTAAAATCCGTTATGATGCCGGCATTCGTTCAAGCATGAGAATATTACACCGCTCAAGATATTACAATATTGTAGATTGGTCAGAAACGGATGACCGAATGGAAGAGATGCACTTATTCTGCAAAAGACAGGAGGATGCAACCAATGGCTAAGAAAGATTTATTCACAGTTCATGGAGCTAAAGAACTTGCCAAGGAATTAAAAGAGATGTCGCAAGGTTTCCAGAATAAAATGGTAAAACCTGGTTTAACTGTTGCAGTTGCTGAAGTAAGAAAAGAAGCAAAGAAGCAGGTTCCTCAGAAGACTGGGACACTCAAAAAGAAGATCAAGTCAAAAGTTTTCAGTAAAGGACGGGGTAAAGGTATTGTTGGCAGAGCTGGTATTTTAGATGGTGAAGAAGTGCCCAATGGTAATAAGTCAGTTGCTATTGCTAAGTATGCAGCGGTTCAAAATTACGGATCAACTAAGCGTAATATAAAAGCAAAACACTTTCTCGAAAGCTCACTAGAAACAGCAGAGCCAGAAGCAACAAAGAAGTTAATTGCAAGGACTCAAGAAAAGGTTACGGCCTTTCATAAGTCTAAAGGTGACCCAGGGAAGGGTAAGCGATGAGAGAACAATTGTATTATTACCTTCAAAACTATGCTGGTCTTACTGCTTTAATTGGGGCAAACTTATTCCCTCAACGAGTCCCAACCGGTAAAGCACTCCCGACACTTGCTTATACATTCAGCGGCAGGCAGCCCGAATATGATCAGGATGGGTTAGATGGCGAGAACGAGGTGACGGTTGAATTTAATTGCAATGCCTCAACTCTAGGCGGTGCTGTTGCTGTTGCCGATCAATTATATTTAGCAATGTCAATACAGAATGACGCGACATTTGGCGAGCTCGGTAATTATGTGACTTTATATTCAACCACTTTAGAAACTGAATTTGATAATTTCGATTTATTTGACGGGTCAGAGGATGGCACGCGAATAGTAACACAAACATACACATTAAGATATAAGTAAGGAGGCCGACTATGTCAGGCACTGGAACAACCGAAGCAATTGGCATCACGGTGGCCTTTGGTTCATTATCATTAACTCTTAACATGTTAGATATTAATATGGATGGGGTCAGCGTATCAGATATTAATTGCAGCGATCAAGCCACAACTGGTGGCGAGGAATATGTAGGAAGCACTCTTATTGAGGGTGGAACCTATACAATCAATGTGAACTGGAACTTACAAGACCAAGCTGCATTAATGGCCGCTATTGGTACAACTGATACAATTACATTCACTTACCCGAAGGCTACAAGCGGTTCAACTACTGCTGGTTCTGATGCGTTCAGTGGATATATAAACAACGTATCTAAAGCTGGTGCAATGAAGGCTTTGTTTACTGGAACAATTACTTTTAAAATTGCCGGTACAATCACAACTGTAACTGAAGCATAATACTAAAACGGGGCAAGCAAGCCATGACAATATTACTATATGTATTATCTGTGATATGTTTTTTAGATATAATATACAATGTATATAAATTCATATCACGCAATAAAAAGGTTAATGTAAATAGCCTAAGTGATTTTGATAAGATCACCGCGAGCAAGGTAACAAAGATTAATTCAGGAAATAGTGTTTATTACCTTAGAGTTGCAGGGCCAATGAACTTCGATATAATTGGAGCTTGGCGCGATGATAAACTAAGTCAGGCTGAGAAGTGTTTAAAGATTATTGCGGCATGTATATGTGATGAATCAGGCAAAGGTATATTTAACCCAGAAGATAAAGAAAGCTTAGAGAAGATAAAGAACTTGCCGGTTGATGATCAGGCTATATTACTTACATCAATATTAGGGTTCTTTGACTCAAAAAAAAAATAGTAGGCAATGAGTTAGAGTTTTTATTTATACTAGCCAAAGAATTAAGGAAGGATATAAAAGAAGTATTAACAGGCAAGCAAGGTATTACAACATATGAATATTTACTTTGGAAACAATACCACGGTGAGACTTTATTTTTAAATGAATGTGATGACTATAGGGCCGCTCTTACAGTGAAACAGTTGCTTGCCCCTCACTGTAAGAGCGAGATCCCTTTAAAGGATTTTTTGCTATTAAGGAAAGACCACGAAGAAGAAAAGACAGATGCAGAATATTTAACTAAGAAGTGTCAAGCGTTTTTTGGTACAATGGACAGGCACAAACAAGATAAGGTTTAGGTTATGGCTGGCGGAACAGTAAAATCAGTATCAGTTGTTTATCAAGCTTTTACAGACAAGTTTGAAAAAGCACTAGATAGAACATCAGGCAAAATGAGCGGATTTGTAAAGAAAGCTGCTGGTATTGCTGTTGGCTTTGTTGCTGCTAGAGCTACACTAGGACGCTTCACTAAGGCTATGGCAGACCTTGATAAGTTGGGTAAGCTTTCAGACTCATTAGAGATAGACCCTAATACATTGAGAGGTTTAGACCTTGCCGCAACTCAAACAGGCACAAGCTTTGAGGTGATGACAAAGGGCATTCAGCGAATGGTTCAAACTATCGGTGAAGCTCGAAGCGGTATGTCATCAGGGTTGTTAGTTATGAAAGAAGTAGGGATGACTGTAAAGGATTTTGAAGGATTAAGCCCAGAGCAATCATTAATGAAAATGGTTGATGCAGTTGCGGCCATTGAAGACCCAATGAAGCGCGCAGCTGTGGGTCAGAAGATATTTGGCCGCGGTTTTAAAGATATGACAAATGCTTTTAAAGATGGGTCAGAAAGTATTAGGGATTTTATCAAGGAAGCTGAGAGAGTAGGTGGCCCAATAAGCCGCGAAGATATAAGACAAGTAGAGATGGCAAATGATGCAATGGATAAAATGGGCCGTACTTTTGATTCAATCTTTCAGCAGTTAGCAATACAATTAGCACCAACCATTGAAAAGATGGCTGACGGGTTACAAGAATTTTTCACTATATCTGAATCAATAGGTACAGTATGGCGTAATACAGAAGGCTGGGTTCAAAAAGTTGCGGATGCTATACATGGTATTACAGACGATATAAAAGAACAAAAGCCAGGAACATTCTTTAAGGAAGCTTTAGAAAAAGCGGATAAAGCAATAAGTAAAACATCAGCAGGTGGTTCATTTTCAGGAGCAGTTCAACCCACAAGAGGATTTGCAAGCTCTGCTGCTTTTCAATCATCTAAAGCTTTTAATATACTTAACCCTGCAAAACCTAATTCAATCGCGGGTAAGAATGCCGCAGCCAATGAGACAACAGCCAAGAACACAAGCGCAATGAAAGAGAGATTGGCTAAACTTGTCAATAATAGAAATAAAGCAACTGTAACTGTAATACCTGGGGGCTAAACAATGGCCGTAATATACGCAAATAGAAAGTCAACTGAAAAGCGGGCTGATGAAGATGACAAGGTTAGGTCAATTACTGAGGTCTATATAGTAAAGACTGACACTGATTCAGATGATCAATCAGTAATACTTAATTCAGGATTTGGCGGTAACTCTGCAACTGGTGCAATTGCCTTGCCACAAGTCGGGGACTCTCACCCAACAGACTCATTAGTAACTGTTAAGACTAGAGCATTAGAGCCAACAGATAACCGTAAAACTTGGAATATGACCGTTAGTTATGATAACTCGGTTGATTCTCTTTCTACTGGTGGCGGTGGTGGCGGTGGGCTTACTGTGCTAAAGGTTACTATTGGAAAGTGGGATGAGACTTTTATAATGGAAGTTGACTATAATAAAAAAGATTTCAGAAATAGCGCAACTGATAAAATTAAATACGAGTCAACACGGCCACAAATACAAATGACATTTAGCCTACAAACTCAAGACCCCGATTTTGTTAAATTTCAAGGTCTTCAAGGTAAAGTTAATAAAGCGGTGGTTGATTGGTTAGGGTTTAAATTCCTTCCAGATCAAGTTTTATTTGATGAGTACAGAGCAACAAGTGTAGGTAATAACACTTGGCAAGAAGATTTTATATTTAAAATGCGCCAAGTTCCAGATACAAGCCCAGGATCAGACCCTAACAAGCGTGATTGGGGATGGCAGCCTAGATTATTAGATGCTGGTTTTAATGAGCTATTGGACATTAATGGACAGAAACAATTAAGCGCAATTAAAGCAGCACAAAAGCAAGGCGATACTAAGCCACCTAGAGCAGTGACTCAAGAGTGGCCATTAGACGGGGCCGGTGTTGCACTTGCAGCTGACCAAATAGAAGCAGGAAGAATATTTAATGAATTTAAAGCGTATGCTTCTGATGACTTCTCAAAGTTTGACTTTAAATTTGAGACTATCTTAACCAGAAACGAGCAAGAGCAATTAGGGCTTAGATAATGGGAACCGATGCAACAGTATTTGACAAGAAGTCAGCGGCCCGAATAAGTAAAAATGTTCTATGGGGTGAGCAGCAGCGTCAACGGGGTGGAGATATACACGCCAATGAGCACGTACAGCCGCACGAAGTTATATACGTGCAGCTTATTGAGAAAGACCCAGCCGGCGAGATTGGTTACTGGTCAGCGCAGGAAGTGTATTGGGATGAGGGCCGGTGGGAATTAGTCGATGCGGAAAGAATATGGGACGGTGATGCGCAACCGTATGTGCATCATTATTCATGGGGTGAGGCAGAGCTACAACAGATAGTAAAACTTATGTTAGTTACTGATGTAAAAACAGGTGTTGAGGAGTGGGTATTTGATACAGATGTCACCAACCCAGAAGCATTTGTTTTCTACTCAGATCAGAACGGTAATGGCGGCCAAGCTTTAAATGATTCTTCATGGACTATGCGCACAGCCGGTAAAGTTCTAACTAATGTCGGGGAAGCTTCAATAAATGCACCATTCACAATACAGCCGGGTCAAGCTTGTCAGGTGGTGATTACTTTTATTGATTATGGAAACGGCTATCAATTATCAAGCGCAGTTATCACAACTGGTGAGGGTCAATACTGGTCAACCGGTTCTGATGGTTCTATAATAGTTCAGCACAGAATAGCCAAAGCAAACATTGATGGCGATGTAGTAAGGTTGGAGCAGTATCATGCAGGTGATATACATTTAGAAGTATTTGATTTTGCAAAAGATGACGATGATCCAGATGACCCAACGCCAAGCCCGATAGATATAGAAGGTGATAACGATTGGATTGACGTTACAAGACTAGGTAACTTATATACAGTAAGCCACAAAGCACCACCTGGGGCTGGCAAAGCAATGGCATCAATGAAAGGCTTAGATACTGCTTTCTCTTGTAACTCTGTTTCATGGAGTACGGTTGCGGATGTGGAAACATGGGTTAACAATGAGCTACTGGCAAACATTAGAGAAATATTTTATGATACTCGCGGGCATATCTATGACTTAAAAGATTGCGCAGGTGCATCAATTACACCAACTGAAGACCCAACAAGCGTATATTTATCAAGCTCTTTACGGTCTGACTATATAAGCGGCTCAGAGTTTGGCCCTGATAGCATCAATGGAACCGGCCTAGATTTCACTTATAAGATATTAAATGAAGGCGCTAATTACCTTGACTATATTGGCACTAAAACAATTCAAGTCGGTGTTATAATGGCCAATGGCCAACCGATTCAGATTGGTATTTCTGGAGACGTACCAGTTTTATTCAATCTTGCAACCCTTGCTGAAAATGTCGCGGGTACTTCTGGACTAGAGAGACTACCACTTGTTGCACCAGGGCAATTAGTTTTCGGAATAGAGCGTTATCAATTCAACTCGACTGCGAATTTACATGTGTCAGTGATTGGTGTTGGTCTATTACAATCAGCTACATTTAATACTATGTCTTGTTCAGCTACCAATAACATAACAGGATCTAATATAAGAAACTATGATGACCCCAATGCTTCAGCAATGACAGTAAGCGTGGGGTATAGTGTTGCAGATTTAGGCACAGCAACAAGCCCCGGAATGTCAGACACTCTAACCAATGGCCCTTACTTGTCAGCAGTTACAATAAGTTATGCAGATGATGAGCCTGTTGCATGGAGCACAGCAGGTAGCGCAGGCCCTTTTAAAACAACTACTAGATTCCTTGAGTTGGACGCAACAAGCACAACTGACAGCCTTGATAAGGTATGGTTTAAACTTAGAGACTCAGATAGCCCGGGCGATCAGATAAAGATTTGCTCTAAACTATTAACCGTACCCGGATTAACAGATGCCAATGCAAGCAGTTGTGATTATATTAGTATTAGCTCTGATGACGATTGCATCACAGATGAAGATGGTGTCAGAGTAACTGACGATTCCGGCGAGTGTATTACAGATGGTGCCCTATTTGGCTGGTCTGATGATTTTGGTGGCTCAAGTATTAATAGCACTAGATGGGATTCAGTATCAGGAACTCAGATTACGCAAAGTGGTGGAAAGGTAACATTGATATCTAATGCTCACCCAGCCGCAGGATTTGCTCAATCTATAGGGCAAACGGCGCATTCATTAGCAGGTGACTTTAATATACAGATTAATATATCATCAAGTAAATCTGATGGCTCAACTGGGTTTAGTAATGTGCTAGCGGTTGTGATTGGTGGGACTGAGTATGATGTGGCTCATTATGATAATAATACTGTTGATGGTGTTGGGTATTATATTTACAATGGCTCAAGCTTTGTTTTTCAAGAGTCATCAAGCGGTACTATCACGTCGCAGGTATTTGAAATATCTAGAGTCGGCTCAACTGTTTCACTTAAGAGAGGATCAACCACTTACACCACATTTACTAATTCAGGTAATTTAACAGATGCTTATATAATTTGCAGTAATGCGGGCAGTGGTGGCCCTTCTGGTAACCCTGAGTTAGTTGTTAATGACTTTATTTTTGAGCATCCAATAGGCACACCTTATTATAGTTAAATAGGATATTTATCATGGCTAGACAATACTTTTTTACAGGAACAGCAGCACCAGCAACAACCCCCACTTTTGCAGGCTCAATATTTGTTGATACCACAGGCGGCAAGATATATTTTGCAACGGGCACCACATCAAGTTCTGATTGGGATATATTGCCGATCAATCTAAGTGATATAAATGTTGATGCTGATTTAGCCCTTGCGGGTTTATATAAGATAAAGAAAGCTTTAGCTTTGGACTTTCAACCAAGCGCAGAATTGACCGTGGCAACTGGTGTAGTAACTCAGACTCAATCATATCACACAGTAGATACAGAATCAGACGCGGCAAGTGATGACCTCGACACAATTACAATTGCTACTGATATGTCAGTACTGCTATTAACCTTAGAGAATGCCGCTCGAATTGTAACTTTAAAGCATGGAACCGGTAACTTAAATTTACCTGATGATGCTGATATAGTTATGGCTGAAAATACAGTATACTTTTTATTGTACGGTACTGCTTGGAACTTGGTTGGTAGTTCTGCAAGTGGTGGATCATCTTTGCCAGTTGATGATACTACGGCATTAGTTCAAGACCCAGCAGATAATACTAAATTAATGAGAATTGATGTTGGCGGGGTAACTACGGCAACAACTAGAGTTGCCACAATGCCCGATGCTGACATAACCTTAGGTACTGATGCAGATGCTCTACATGATAACGTTGCTGGTGAGATTGTAGCAATCACTGAAAAAACATCTATGGCAGTTGATGATGAGTTTATAATTGAAGACAGCGCAGACTCGAACAATAAAAAGAGCTTGAAGCGGTCAACATTGGGCCAAGATATTCAAAACACGCAGACGGGCACAACTTACACATTGGTGTTGAGCGATTCCGCAAAAACTGTAACAATGTCTAATGCTTCGGCCCAGACCCTAACCATTCCGACCAATGCGAGTGTTGCCTTCCCAACCAATACAGTAATTGTAGTTTGGCAATATGGAGCCGCGACTTGCACAATAACTGGAGATACTGGAGTTACTGTAAATGATGTTAGCGCAGGTTCTGTAGATATTGGCAATCAATATTCAGCCGCAGTGTTAACTAAGACCGGAACAGATACTTGGATAATTGCCTCAAGTACTAATGTTACAGGCACAGTTAGAACTTACACCAAGCAGCAGAACTTTGGCACAACTACTCTTGTAGATGGTGCCAATATCTCTTGGGACTTAGACGATAACCAAGTTTCAAAGGTGACTTTAGCAGGCAATAGAACGCTAGATAATCCGACTAATATGGTTGACGGTGGAACTTATATATTGCGAGTTAACCAAGACGCTACTGGTTCAAGAACGTTGGCTTATGGTTCCGCTTATAAATGGCCATTAAACGTCACTCCTGTTTTATCAACTGGTGCGAATGATACTGATTTTATATCCTTTATATCTGATGGAATTTCTATGTTCGGTGTTGTAAGTCTGGACTTCGCATAATGCTTAGTTTACCTATAAATCACTATTTTGGAGGGCAAACGTATCCTCCAATGGTCACGACATGGAACACTGAAAATTTAGGCGGTACAGGTTCAGCAACTAAAGTTTTATTACTACCATTTGCTGACGAGGGGAGGGTTGTTGTTGATTGGGGCGATGGCACAATTAATAGATCAAATACTCATACTTACGCATCAGGAGGCGTTAAGACTGTAAAACTGTACGGAGAAGTAAGAAATTGGGTTTTTGATGATCTGGGTGACAAGTTAAAAATCACTAATGTTTCCGATGTTGGCGGTTGGCGGCCTAGGTCTGGTGGGTTTAGGGGTTGTTCTAACTTAACATGGACAGCAACAGGGGCATTGAATAATAACACCTCAACTACTTTTAATAGTCTATTTAGAGGCTGTACGTTATTCAACGGCGATGTTAGTAGTTGGGATGTCTCAAATATCACTAATCTGTCAGGCACATTTAGGGATTGTGTAGCCTTTAATCAAGCTGTTGGTAGTTGGAATGTAACAACCGCAACTACAAATATAAATAGCCTATTTTATGGTTGCACTATATTTAATCAAGATATAAGCGGTTGGGATGTATCAAATGTAACCACTTTTGCATCCGCTTTTAGAGATTGTGCAGCACTTAATCCTAATATAGGCGGGTGGAATGTAACAAGCACAACTACAGCAATCAATAACATGTGTAGAGGTTCGCTATTTAATAGAGACATCAGCGGATGGGATATATCAGCAGTAACAAATGCCTCAAACTTCGCCAATGGCTCCTCATTCAGCACAACTAATTATGATCTACTATTACCAGCATGGGAAGCTCAGAGCGTACAAGATAATGTTTCATTCCACGCTGGTTCAGCAACTTATGGCGCGGGAAGTCCAGCAGCAGCAAGAGCAGCACTTATAGCAGATCATACTTGGACAATCACAGACGGAGGCCCAACATAATGGGAAAAACAGCTAAATATAAAGAAAGTAAGAATACTTATTATTACGTGAAGAACTCTAATGGTGATGTGGTTGATTATGGCATATTGACAAAAGGCTTGCAAGTTGAAACAGGTCAACCCACTTTAGAGAGTAAACAAAACTCTAATTTATTTGATGATATATTTTCGGAGTGGTCAATAGTTGATGGTGATATTATCGGCACACTGAGGGAGGCTTAATATGTTTTTAAGGAATATACTATTATCTCAAGGCTCAACGGTTGTAACGCCTATTGACACTAACCATAATACATGGATTGGTGATGGTTCAAATGATTACATACAATGCGGCAATGATTCAAGCTTACAGATAACGGGCGATTTAACCATATCTGCTTGGGTGAATGTTGCGGTTGTTGGCACTCATGTAATATTAACTAAGTCATCATACTCAACTAATCAAAGAGCTCATGAGCTATATTTAGATAATGCTACTGGTAAGTTTTCATTTATTGTTACCTCAAATGGATCTACAGTTACTCAGATATTTAGCACTACAGTAGCAAGTACAGACACTTGGTATCATGTATGCGCAACTTCAGACGGTACTGATATTAAATTATATGTAGATGGCTCAGAAGAAGGCACTACAGGGTTTACTTCATCTATCCATAACTCAACAACTGAGCTTGTTATAGGTGCTTATGGTGGGGCTAATTTAGGTGTTTCACCTTGGGATGGTAATTTGGCTGCGGTCGGTGTATGGAATGCCGTAGTATCAGCAAGCACCTTGTATAATTCCGGTATTGCTATGCAGTGGGGCGACATGGGCGGGGCTCAGACTAATTGCCAAATGTTTATCCCGATTAATAAGGGTGTTACTTCTGGTCAAGAATATGTAGATCAGACCGCAAATAGTAATGATGGTACTGCGTCAGGTTCACCAGTGTTTGGAACGCCTACATTAGAATTCACATCATGATACACGAAAACAAACAGTATGAAGAGATTGAGCATGAGGTGTACAAGTATATCTCAATAATGCCATTTAGTACAATGACGCGTATTAAGGGTTATGAGATCAAGCACAAGTATTTTACATTGTATCCTGGGGGCACTTTGGTTATTGCTAAAGGTTACGCCACAGATGCATCAAGCGGGCCTACTATGGACGATGACAGTAATATACATGCGGGGTTCTGCCATGACGCGCTCTATCAATTACTTAGAATCGGAAAGCTAAGCAGAACAGAAAGCGACTTTGACCGCAATAGAAAACTAGCTGATTTAACATTCTATGATCAATTAAAACTTGATGGCATGAACTGGTTTAGGCGGTGGTATTATTACAGAGCGGTTAGGATGTTCGGCAAACAACATGCAAAGCTCTAGTTGATTGCATTACAAAATACATGTATTATTATAATTGATGTAATGTTGTAATGTAAAGTTATTTAAAATAAGGTAGTAGAAAGATGATTATAGCAAACTCTGCTGAGTTGGATATACTTGGGGTATTGGGGCTAATTCTAGCGGTGGGCACTGTTGTAATCCCGTTATTGATATTTGCTATTAAAGCACTGGTACACAAAACCGTATCACCTTTAAGAGCTGAACTAGACAACATGGTAGGAAAAATGACAGTAGTAGAATCCAATTACGTCGCTTTACTTGAGGAGATAAGAAAGCTCCCAGATGCGATTGATGCAAAAATAAAAGCCCGCGAAGAAATAGTCACAATGAAAATTGACCACCTCAAAGAAGACCTAGACAAGAAGCAAGACAAATGAAGATAATAGTCCTTTGCTTATTCCTTACATCTTGTGAGACTACTTTTAAAAGCCCCGTCACCCAGATAGAATATAAAGGTAAAATAGATAGTCAGGGGTTAAGCATCACAGCAAAACCACCTTTTTATGACTACCTAGTCCAGTTTTACGAGTATCTTACAGCTCCGTCCAATCAATAGAAAGCAGCTCTTTTCCTTCAATCGGATTTATTTTAATCCTTGCCCCTTCTGCGTAATCTCTAAATACATAATGTTTAGTTGAGATTAATCGAACAACCGCAGAATCATCTTTTAATAAGTTACTATCTTGAATAGCATCTAACACAGCCTTATTTAAATTATCCAGGTCAGGCCGCTTTGTCATCCGCTTAGGTGCTGAGGCTTTTAATATATCGCTATTTTTTCCGGTTCCATAATGTGACTTTGGCCGCCTAAAGTAATACTCAATCTCTACTATTACAGCCCCGTCAATTTGACCTTGATCTTCAAATACTTTATGGGCTGCGTATTTTACATCATTGCGCCAAGCTGTAACGGGTGAATAAACACTAGTGAACTTACCCCGGCTGAAAGCTTTCGGCCTTGATTGGGGTTTAGGTGTTCCAAATACTTTGAATGTTATCACTTGCCATTCTCCTTAATATAATAATAAATTCTAACTACTGGCGACAGAAAGCCAATCCAAAGGTAAACAATAAATGATATTGCCAGAACTGTTTTTCTTTGGTGCTTAGTTTCATTCCAATCGTGTTGCATATCAACCGCAAACATTAGCAGATTCAAAACCAAGATAGTTATTATTAGTGGTGTCATTTGTCCCTCTTGAATAAAACGGCTATAGGCTGAATGTATTTATTTCTAGATGATTTAGTGGGCTTATTGGATACAAGCCAATCATTCTCAGAGTGTATATATACATATCCTTGGAACCTTGGATCAGATTGAGCGGCTGAGTGTGCTACTCTAGATGTTCCATTATGCCCATAACTTAACCAGCCTGTTACCACATTAATAGTCAACATCTCAACCTCATAATCTGGATACTTAGCCTTGACCTTTTCTTCGAGGGTTAGCTCTATCTTTTTTAAGATATGGCATAACCGATAATCTTCCTTACAATGATCAGCTTGGAATACCTGATCAGTAGCCCAACAGTATCCCCACTCATATACATTGGGCTTTCTATATTCGCCCGTATATTCAAAACCTTCTCTTTTGGGCAATTCAACTTCTACTTTCATTATACACCTCCATCTAATTCTCTAGCTAACTTCAAATACTCAAACACTTCTGACGACGACAACGGCCTTGCGTGTTTCCATTCTTCCAAATCAGTCTCATAAGGGTAGCTACTATGTGGATCAAAACCAACTACTACGCCAATAATTCTCATATCCTCCTCATTCCACAGCTCGCACAACATACCAACCAGACTAGGCTCGACCTTTTTAAGTATATGATTATTAAAATTCATAGAATCCTCATATTTAATCATACATGCAGTCAAGGTTGCATATCCAAGAATATATTCACCTTTTTTAGGCTCTCTATATTCCCCAGTATACTCATACCCTTCAATCTCTGGCAAATCAACTTCTACTTTCATTGCTTTACTATTCCTTTAATGCTATATTTAAACCGTTCACTTGAACATCTCCTTTAAGCCAGTGGTAGCGATTAACTATAATAGTTATATGTCTTTGCTGTTTCCCGCCACTGGCTTTTTTTATTTAGTCTAGCTTTGCCTTTATGCCTTTTAATATAGACAATGTTATTGCGCCATTAGACTCCGCAAACTTTATGCAAAAATCAATTTCATCTTTGCACTCTTTAATCTTTTTGTGAAGCTTTGTATTCTCAGCCTCTAATAGTTCCTCATCCATCAGAAAGGCACATCTTGAGCTACACCACTAGCTGCCGGCAGATCTCCCGCTTGAATTGGAGCCGCTTGAACTGGTGCTGATTGATTAACTACTTGACCTACTGCCGGGGCTTGGTACTGGGGCCGCGGGGTTGGTTGGTTTTGTTCTGATACCTTAATCATCCATGCCTGACAAGTGTTAAAGTACTTATCAACACCTTGCGGATTAGTCCATTTACGGCCTTTCAAATTAAACGATACATCAACCAATTGACCGACTTGGTTGTTATCCAGGTTAGCGCATTTATCCTGAATCATTTCGAGCTGTATTAATTCTGGGTAATCTCCACCAGTATTAATAACAAATTCGCGTTTTTTGAAAGTCTCGGATATTACCTGAGTATCTTTTATTACTTCAATTATTCCTGATATGTTCATTTACTTACTTCCTTTGTTGTTCTTTTTCTTTTTCTCAATGTTCTTCCACAGTTTGGACTCTCCAAACTTCTTCAGCTCCTCACCACGTAAGCGGTTTTTGTCTCCCTTGTGGCTCATTTGGTTAATATTCCTTTTGCAAATAACTTCATCTCTTTTATAAAGTCTGTGCAATACTCCTGCATCATATCCATCTCTTCTTGATTCCATTCAATCCGATTAATCGATATAGGCTTAGGCTGGAACCCATGATGATATGTTGCCCAATCACAAACTTTAATTCCTGTGCAAAGCATATGATGCCTGACTTGCCAATAATAAGACTTCTCAAGAGCTACACTTGATAAACTTAGAACGGGGCTTACATCAATGTATTGCAGATGCTTATCCATTGTCATAGGGCACTTAACTTCTAAGACTAAAGAGTCATCGGTGGCTATCCTATCTGGTGAGGTTGCAACAGAATCGCTAAACTCTGAAACAACTAAACCAGACTCTAGTAACTCAACACCTGTCTCTTCTGTGTAGGCATCACAGGCGAAAGGCTCCCATTGGTGGCCCCAATCCGCATTTGCTGCGGGTATTGGCTTAGACTCATCAACTCCGGCCATCAATTGAACAGCTTTAGTATATTTAAGTTTTGACCAGTTAGGTTTTTTACCCGTCTTACCTGGCATAATTGCACCAACAATTGAGCCGGTCAGTTTTGCCAAGCGAGACTCAAGCCATTCATCCGAGCCTTGATCAAACTTGATTTCTCTAGACTTCCACATTTATATCTCCAGCATCCTTGAACTCAGGTTCTTTCTTCGGCATTTCAAAATCAAACTCCATTTTGTCAATTTCATCTACCTTCTGGGCAACTTC